TATTGAGGGATGGAAAGGTTGGAGAAGATTTATTTTACCGACAGTATTTGTCATATTATGCCTAATATTCAAGATAGAACTGTGGCGAGCAATATGCGTAGGATTGATTTCTATGGTAGTTTATTCATTAGGGTATGGCAATGGTAAGACTTGGATATATCGCTTCATTGTGGGCTGTTTATACGCCTTAATAACGATTTCTATAGGGTTATCTGCTTGGAATGGTGTTACAGCAATAGCATTTATCACTTTATTCATATTATCTAACACTAAATTGACATCACATATTGTAGTGTGGAAATTATGCGAAGGTTTTTTTGGACTATTTTGTGGAATACAATTAGCTTATGCGATACTTAATTAAAATATTATTATGTTTACTAATTGCCGGATGTGCTACAAAGGCAACTTTAGATTTTGGAAATGATACTGTAATGGTAAAGACAAATACTGATTGCAGATTTTATTATAAAGACAAAGACCGAGAGGTTGATTTCGACAGTAAAAAAGAGCCACTTATCGGTACTGTGTTCAAAGAACTGGAAATAGATAATTAGGAGTAGTAATGAATGGCGAAGAACGTGATAGGTTGACAGTTTTAGAGACACTATTTAATGAACGCTGGAATAACCACGACAAGAGAAGTGAGGAGATTTGGAAGAAAATAGAAAAGCAATTAGAAAAACTAGATGAATTACCTTGTGCGGTAAATAAAGAAAAATTTAGGAGTATTAATAATAGAATTACTTTTATGTGGGTTGTTATCGTATTAATTGTAGGTATTTTTAAGTTGATTATTAACTAGGGGGATATATGAATAGAACTGAAATAATAAGACGATTTAGAACCGAGAACCCTGAAATACCAGAAAGGGTTATAACAGATCCCTTATTACATGATTGGTGTTTAGACGGAGATAAAGAGGTTTGTGCTATAACACGCTGTATTGTTGATCAAGACGGTACTGAAATTACTACCGTAGAAGATGACGAGTATTATGATTTAATTACACAGATTACTAACTTCTATGATATAGACGAATATCCTGGCGGTGGAGTTACTTATAATGACAAAAGAATAGATAAAACGAGTATCGCAGAGTTAGATTTTAAATCCCCTAATTGGAGAAATAGAGATTCAGGTACTCCAAAAGCATATTATAGACGAGGTAAGTTCTTATATCTCGATAGACCTGTTGATTCAAATGTATATACATTAAAGGTTTATGCGGTTCTTATTTCTAACGACTTTGATGATGATGATAAAACTCCATATAATCAGTTATCGTATTTAGAACCATTTCATAACGGAATAAATAAATATCTCCAATGGAAAGCTAAAGAGAAAATTGGTAAAGAGGGTTCAAAAGCAAGAGGAGAGTTTGTTAATTATACAACTTGGATGAAATCAGAAATTGGTGGCGGTAAGTTTTCAGCAATACAATTTACTAAAGACGAATCATACGGATGAAGAAATTAATATTATTTTTAACATTACTGGCAATTCCTTTACACGCTGAAGTTAAGAAAGATATATTTATATGGGATGATTTTTCAGGTGGATTAAACACTAAATTATCTTCATTTTCACTTCCTAAATCTCAGGGTATTACTTGCGAGAATGTACGCTTCGGAAAAGAATTAAAGGCTTTAACAAAAAGAGAGCAGATTCTTTCCTATGGTTCTGCCGATACAACTGAAACAATCACAGGTATGCACAGACTTTACCTTAAAGACGGAACTAAGGTTTTGATTGTTACTCATGGAGATGAAATAGAAGTCGGAAGTGATTCAGCAGGGACTTTTTCAGCGATACTTGATTTAGGTTCTGGTAATTATAAATGGCAGTGGGAAACTTGGCATGATTTAGCAATAGGAACAGACGGATATAATCAACCTGTAAAAACAGATGGAACAGATGCTACTTACTTAGGTTCTTGTTTCTGTGAAGATGCTGGAAGCGGTGCTGGTCCTGATGGAGATTATACTTACAAAATAAGTTACTATACGACTTCTTATGAGGTTCTTTTCAATGTAGTATCTAACCCAGTAACAGTTGTAGATAACGATATAAGTCTTTCAATGATTCCCATAGCTCCAGATTCTTATGGGGGTGAAGATGTAACAGGGCGTAAGATTTACAGAATATCTGATGGCGGAAGTGATTACAAGCTTCTCTCTAACGGAACGATAGCAAATAACACTGCAACTACCTTAACCGATTCTGATGCTGATGGTGCGAGGGGTGCTGCATATCCAGCAGGAGATTCTACTTATACCCCACCTAAAGGAAGGTTAATATTAATTCATAATAACAGACTATTTATTGCTAATGACCCATCTTACCCATCGAGAATATACTATTCAGAAGATGGAAGCCACGATGTATTCAAAACTGGAGCTTATTTTGATATTAGACCTAACGATGGTGATGAGATTACATTTATTAAAAATATATTGGGTATTTTAACAATTTCAAAGAATAACACTGTTCAAAAACTCTATACTGACGGAGATACACCTTCATCTGATTGGGAGATTTCAGATCCGTTTTCTCACGTTGGTTGTCAAGCTATGTATTCAGCAAGTAATTCGCCATTAGGTGTGATTTATCTATCAAGTGATGGGCTTTATAGTTTCAATGGTCAAAACGAGAAGAAAATATCCGATGCTGTTTCTCCTGAAATAAGAGATATATCAGAAACAGACTATGCTAATTGCTGGGGTATATATCACGAAGGTATTTACTATATGGCATACACCTCGGAACAGACAGGTTCTTCTACAAACGACAGAGTATTATTATTAGATATTTTAACAAACGCTTATTCTACAGACATATTGAGTTTAAGTTCTTTCTGTGCTTTTGATTCAGGCACAGACTGGGGGGTTTTATATTCAGGTTCTTCTACTGACGGAAATGTATATTCTCATTCCGAAACAGTACATGGTTTAATTCATAAAAGACATTCTGACTTTACGGGTACTTTCGATGATATGCGTTACAGACCAACAGCCTATGGTGGTGATGCTAATAGTCCTATATTAGAGTTATCTTGGGATTTAACTATTAACGGAGCTTCAGGAACTATTAATTCTCATTCATACGGTTCAACTGCAATTATAGATAGAATGGACACAGGCGGTACTTATATATCTCAAGCATTAGAGATAGGTTCATCTACACTAGATAAGATTTACTGGAATGAAAGAGTACCCTCAGCAGGGGGGAGTGTTTTAGCTTATGTGCGGACAGGTGCTACTGCTGCTGCTTGTGGTTCAGCTTCTTGGTCTAGTTCTTATACGAATCCAACAGGAAGTGATATTTCAGCAGTAACAGCGAATGATTTTCTTCAATACAAATTAGCGATTTCTACAGATGACATTGATTTTAGTCCGACTATTTACAAAGCCAACAACTATGTAGTTCGGGTTACTTATGATGTAGAGGGTTCAAGCAACGAATCGACAATCCCTTTACATTGGGAATCAGGTTGGAATGATTTAGGTTATCCTGGTCATAAAAAGACCTTGATGAAATTATATGTATATTACGATTATCCGGCAGACACATCAGGAACTTTAAATTTAACATTTGAGAATCTTGAAGGTAATACTGATGTCTTTGAAATAGACTTGCTTAGCCACCCAGATTATTATGTTGACCGCTTCACTACTGGCAAATTCTTAGGAGAGTTCTTTAAATTAGATATAGCAGAAAGTTCTTTAAATGACATAACGATTAAGAAGATATTTGCAGTATTCGAGGTAGAACCGTTAGTATGAAGATTTTACTATTATTATTATTTTGTAACATTTGCTTCGCAGGAGAGGTTATTGTTGATTTTGAAGAAAAGTCTCTGCCTGTTTTGAATGAAGAGCTTAGACAAATAGGGAATGATATAGAAAATGGAGACCTGTGGGAAGAATCAGATAGTGTTTTACAGCTTAAAACAGCTGCTAATATAGATTTTCAACAAGAAGAATCAAAGCAATTTGTGATAGAGAATAGAACTGATGACCCTTCTTCTCCAGTAACAGGTCAAATATGGTTTAGGACTGATTTATGAAAACATTACTTTGTTTAATATTATTGTTGAGTTTATATAAAAATAGTTCAGCATTGTATAATTGGACAGCAAACCCTGATAGCTCTAACTCTGGTAGTGTATCTTCTTGGGGTACAGGAGGTGACCCTACAAGAATAACTAATACTACCTATGGAACTTATGCTAATGCTTTTGACAATAATATGGCTACTTTTTATGGAATTAAAGCATATACGACTATATACTCTCAGCTTTGGGCAAAATGTATAGTTACTTCTGAATTTGATGAAGCAGAAGATATAGACAATATGGTTATTAAAATAAAGGAAGATGGGTATGGTAATAGAATCTATGCTAATTATTATTTAGAATACTATGATTCTGGATGGCATTTTATTGCTAATGGAACTGCTTTTACTGGAACAGATACTATTACTGATACTACTAGTTGGAATGGTGTTAATAAAGTTAGATTGACTGTAGAAGTTTATTATGATTATATTACTCATTCTGGACATTTAGATACATACGCTTACATATATGAATTACAGGCTTTTGGTACTAGGTATGATGACATAGGTCTCAGGTTTAAAAATAGCACCACTACTGCCAATATAGGAGTCCAAAACTTAGACGGACATAAATTAAGAGTTAGAAAAGGCAGTACAACCTATGGCATACCTTTAATTGTACCTGGTTCTGATGGAGATTCAAATATAAGAATATATGACGGTAGTGATATTAAATCAATACCAGAGGCTACATAAGGAGATATTATGAAAAGGATAACTGTTTTATTGGCGATGTTAATGGCAACAAATGCTTACGCAGGTAATCAATGGCAAGAGGGAACAGGACAGAATACTCTGCTCGGAAGCATCTCACCTTCGGACATTGACAAAGATTCATTTGAAAATGCTATAGACCCATTAGATAGAGTATTATCGAACTATCAGGAGGGTGCTAAGATAAGCTATTCAAGTGCTACTACAATCTCTATATCGGCAGGGGAGATAATGTTGTCTAACTCTGCTGGTACAATAAGGCTAATGCAACAAAATGCAGCGGCAACAACAGCTACATTCTCCAATATAGATACAGGAGCAGAAGCATCATCTACTACATATTATGTATATGCTTATCAAGCAACCGTAACTGATACAGATTTTGATATTATTATTTCTCTAAGTTCTTCTGCACCTACTGGAGCAACTTATTATGCTCGTTTAGGTTCTTTTTATAACAATTCAGATAGCGATATAGAACAAATATCAAATGATAATGAATCTCTTGAAACATCATATATCTTAGGTCAAGGTACTTATTATAAGAT